TGCTTAGCTCGACATAGCCGTAGCGTGTCATGAAGCTAACTACTGGCTCGAAAGTGCTTGGATCAAGTACAACGCCTGAGCTCATTAGCGGGATATATGGGCAATAGAACGCCGCAGCATCCGACTCGCTTGTACCCTTGTAACCAATAAGAACTGGTGATGCGTCTGAAGCGTATGTGTTAACATAAACTTTCATAGCGTTGTTCAAAGTACCAACCATCTTAGTGTTAGTTGGAGCTTCGAAGGTGCCTTCAGTTGTACGAGCAAACGCACTAGTTGTAGCACTCTGCAGGATGGTTAGTGCAAAAGGACTAACAACAGCCCAGTTACCTGCGCCACGACGTGTACGCTGAGCAATCAAGTTACTTACGCGGTTGATCTGAACAGCTAGTGCAGCGTGCTCGTCACCTACGAAAGTAGCAGTACCACTAACAGCAGCCTGGTCATATGTCTCGCTAGCTGCGCCAGCAAGGTTTTCTAGGCTACTAAGTACTTCTTGGTCGATTTCAGCAGTAATTTCTTGTGCCAGTGCAGCCATGATCTCTGCTTCGATATCGATGCCGTGCATTGACTGTGCATCTTGTGCACCTTCAAAGGTCCAGCGAGCGCTTAGCTTGCGTGACTTAGCTTCAACAGTTTGCTTCAAGATCTGGATGCTCATTCTGTTACCAGCGTTACCTTCTAGTGAAGATGTTGCTGCTGGAGCTTTGTTGCTGCCCGGTGCACCTGAGTACGCCTCAGCAATCTTGAATGGGCTTAGAGCCTCTTCACCTGCACTTGCGCCGTTGTCGCCATCAGCGTAACGTACACGAAGTGTGTGAATCTGGCCAGCAGGGCCAGTCATTGGCTGAACACCAACTAGCTCGTTAGCAATAACTGTAGGCATTACACGTCTGATAACAGGTAGGATTACACGGTTAAGTGTAGCTACGTTACCAGCTGATGTTGCGCCTGCTGTTGCACTCTCTGACAAGTGCTTGCGTGTGTTTTCTAATGTAGCAGCCATTACAGACTTCTTGTTACCGGTTAGGCCTTCAAGAAGAGCTGTTTTGGTATCCTGCCAGCGTGATTCTAGTAGTTCTGACATCATATTCTCCTTAGTTTAATCCAGCTAGACGGCGTAATTCAAGTACATTTGATTCGTCTGCTTGTTGTGTCATATTTTTCGGGTGTTTCTTATCGCCTGTGACTTCTTTACCTTCTGATAGTACCGCTTTGCGTGATGCCGGCTTATTGCCATCAATTACGTTAGGTAGATACTTCTCAAAAGACTTTTGAAGTCTATCGGTTTGCACAGATTCTAACAAATCAGTCATAATCTCTCTTTGGTCTCTATTCAAAGGACTAGTAAGTTCTGACATAATTTTCTGTCTGCGCGTCGATTCTTGCAACTTCTGATACTCATTGTTACGAGCTTCAGCAAGGTTTTTTGCCTTAGCAGCAAATGCCTTCGCCTCGGAAAGTTGAGCTTCTTTTGCGCGGATGACTTTCATCAACTTTGCACTTTCACTCTTTTCGTTTAGGTAGCTGTTTGAATACTCTGAAGCAAATGCTTCAAACATCTTACGACCGAAGTCGTTTCTGCGTGCTTCTTCAATATCTTCTTTCAGCTGACCAATTTCGCCGCGTAGGGCTCCGTCAACAGTTTCTGATACTGCTTTAGCACTTCTTTCAATAAAGTCTTTCTTAACCTTACCGAAGTGTGTCTTTGCTTCACGGACTAGGCGTACCTTAGTCTCAGCTAGATCTTTCTTGTCTTCATAGAACTCTGCAATTTCGTGTGCAAGAGCATCAACTACAAATTCTTCCAGCTTAGCCATCTTAGTAGCTTGTGCCTTCTTGTCTTCGTGTAGTTCGTTAATTTCTGATTTTAGCTGCTGCATAACAAAACCTTTCAGTTGCTTTGCGTTTTCACGCATTGCTCTGTGGTACTTTGCCTTAGCTTCAGCTAGTTGCTTGCGGTCTTCTGCAAACTCAGTAATTTCTTCAGCAAGTCTTTCGCTCAACATTTCGTCAATGGCCTCAACCATTGTCTGCTTGTCGTGCTCATACTTCTGTGCAAACTCTTCACGAAGCTCAGCAGTAACTTGTTGACGATTTTCTTTAATCTTCGTGTCCCAAGCTTCTTGTAGTTCTGCTTTCACTTCTTCCGATACTGCGTTGCTCTCGAAGAGTGATTTTAATGCGTCCAACATATTATTCTCCTCGCTTATCGGAGCCCGCTTATGATATTCAATAAGCTCTCTTTTAGATATTTCTGTGCTTTTGGATCGTGCTTAGTAGCTTCAGCTAACTCGTATGCTTTCATACCGCCTCTTGTGTTCATCATGTGTTCATAGATTGCAGTTGGGTAAGCACCTGGTGCGCTTGGTTGTGCTACACAGTCGACAGTAATAATTTCAAAGTCTGAAACTGAATTACTACCGTCTTCTGACACGTTACCTGAACCCCTAGAAGAGACACCTAGCTTAACGCCTGCTTCAAGCATCGTCTTTACTAGGTTCCCCATAGGTGTCGGTAATATTTTTAGCTTCCCGTATCCGTTTTGGCCATCCATCCACATTTCTGTGATCATATGACTTACACGGTCTAGGTTGATATTAAGACCTTCTGGATGATCAACTTCTCCAAGAACTGAATAGCCTCCGGTGATCTGATCATTGAGAGTTTTGACAGCCCTGCCAATTTCGTTTACAGGATATACACGTTGGTTCGCATTGCGTACACCACCTTGAATACAAACACCTTTCATATAAAGATCTTTGCCTTCATTAGCAGACTCAATAACCATATTCGCCTGGTCAAACGTCAAATTCTCTTGTAAAGTTCTCATCAAACGTCCCTATTACTTCTTCTTGCTGCTACCAATAATTGGCTTAGAGTAAGCTCCAGATTCACCTGAACCTTTCTTCTCTGTGCCGTGTCCTTTAGACATAGGCTTCTGAGCTTTACTTGCTTTGCCGCCTGGCTTATTGATGTTTCCAGCGTCTTGGTCTTTAGCATTCAGGTCGCCTAGACCAGCATGTTCGCCGCCATCATTTGTATCACCGCGTGCGATGTTTTGAGTGGTGCCGGTTCCCATTTTGTTAGGACTCGCTACAGTTGACTTAGTGTTAGTGCCGTTGTCGCCACCAATCTTTGAGCCAAGGTCGCCGCCCTGTACTTTCTCTACGTATTCACGCATTTCTTCGCCTGAAGACTTTTTCTTAGCGTCTTTCTTAGCGTCTTTCTTAGCGTCTTTCTTGTCATCTTTCTTAGCTTCGAATTGGAAACTTTCATCTTCCTCTTCTTCGCCGTCGTCGCCGAAGTCCATATCGTCTTCGCCTTCTTCGTCGTCGCCCATATCCTGCTGGTCGTCATCGTCGCCTGGCTCGTAGCCCATGTCGTCTTCGCCGCCCATCATTTTGTCGAACTCAGCTTTCAATTCGTCAAGTGCGTCTTCAAGGTCTACTACGCGATCTTCTACATCGCCTTCGCCTTCTTCTCCAGCGTCCATATTAAACTCATCTTCGCCTTCGTCGTCACCGCCCATACTAATGTCACCCATCATATCATCTGTAGCATCGCCGCCCATCATAGGATCAGCTTCTACTTCAAACTCGTCAAGGTTAAAATCTTCGTTAACGTCATCGTCGTCGTCTTCGTCTTCGTCGTCGTCTTCTTCGTCAACTTCTTCGTCTTTCTTGTTTTTCTTTTTCTTATCGTATGCTTCTTTTTCGTACTCTTCGTCGTCTTCGTCGTCATCACAATCGCTTTCTAGAAGTGACTCATAGATGCTACGCGACTTCTCAACTACGATGTCGTGGAATAAATCTTGTGCGCCTTCACGGTCTTCATTAATGAGCCGCTCCAGCATCTGTTCGAATTTACTTAAATCTGCCATGTGTATCTCCTGTGGAAAAATGTTTACCTATGGTAAGGCTGTCAATTGTATTTAACAAGAACCATTAAAATAGCAGATAAAGACGCTCAAAACGGGCCGTTTTGATATTTCGGGTCGTGTGGTAGGTGATTGCAGAACTCTTCCAATGTTATTGTATTAAAGTTCTCAAAGTTATTTAGCTCGGGTGGACAGTAATTATCAGGCTGGATAATGCGTGTAAACTGAATTTCTGAGTTATCTTTTATCACTTGACAAGTTTGCTTTAACCAGTTACCATAGTAAGTGGCTTTGTCTTCTGACTTCTTATAGTTAGGTGTATCAGCGTAGATGTTGTTAATATGCTTGCCGTCATGGTTACCTTTATAGTCAAAGCCTAGTATGTATATATGTTCTTTTTTATGTTGACTAGCTAGGTAAAGTGCTGTTGGGCCTGAACTCCACCCCAGTCTCGGTTCTATGAAATTCAACCCTTCAAACTGTGAAAACCCTTTTCGGTAATTAGTCCAGACCGGATGTCTTAAATGGTATTTGCTGCTAGCAATCTCAGCAATCATTTTCGCATCAACTGCTATGAGGTAGTCTACTACATCAGATCTATACACTGCATTGCAAGCGTATATAGGTCCGTTTTTTCTTAATTGGAGTATGCTGATTGAGGAGCGACTTGTGCCATTACCTAAAACAAAGGCAACCTTTTGCATGTTATAGAGCCTCTTCTTCTCCAGTGCCGCCGTACATTTGTTTAACGTGTTCTAAGTCTTTTTGCTGTTCTTTTTTGTGCAGTTCGCTTGATTTTCTAATTCTATTAAGCTGGCCTAATGTCAGTCTAGTGTTTCTAGTGTCTGACATT